CGTAATATGTGTATGCAAACGATACATTTGCCGTCATAAAGTTTGTTTCGTTTACTGTTGCATCAAACTCAAGAGTAGATAGTGAGGTTGGGAACATATCTACAAATAGCACATCAAAATTTGATGTTAGGTTATTTGTTTGTACAAGTAATGTCCCATCACTAAAAATATTTCTATCGTTAGTTCTATTAATCTTTCTTTTAACAGCGTCTTCAAATTCTCTTCTTTCTGTGAACGAGTAGGGTACACCTAACGCTCTCATCCAGTTATGGATTTCCAAATAATTTTGGAGGTCTTCATCAATCAAAAATTGAAATGATAGACTTCCATAAGTGAAATTTCCTTCTAATGGATAATCAATAAATGGAGTTGTTACCGTTGCTTCACCTAAAGAAATTTCTGGAATGCTGGCACTCTGACACAGGAATGTAGTCTTTGGTGCCTTTTCAATAATGAACTTGAAACCAATTGGTGACAAATAGTTGTTATTGGATATTTGTTGTTGATACCAGTTGGCAGACATGTCAACTTCCCAAGCTACCTATTATTTAGCATAAAAAAAGGACCCCGAAGGGTCCTCAGATCAATGTGAATAGATCACATTAGGTTGTCTACAAGAACACGTCTGTAGTATACGTTAGCGTTAGCGGTTAGAGCACCCTGACCTTGGGTTAGACCCTCAGCGAATGGGTTAGCAACCATACCGTAACGAGTCTTGAATCCGATCTTAGGCTGGAAGGTGTCCTGACCAACTGCACGAACCATTTGGAGAGGAACGTATGGGCAATAGAAGAGACCTGCATCGTAAGGTGAAGAACCCTTATAACCCATAACGAAGAAGTGACGATCGGAAACGTTAGCGGAATATGGATCAACATAAACCTTGATACGACCGTTGAGGGTTCCGACTAGAGTTGAGGAAGTATCGTCAACACCAGCAAGACCATTGTTGCCGTTGATAGCGGGGGTGTAGTCAAGAACACCAGCCATGCCGAGAGCACTTGCAACGTCTGCAGAGCAGATGATGAAGTTACCCTTTCCTCTACGAGTCTGCTGACCGATTGCGTTTGCTTCGCGCTCGATTTGGAATAGAAGACCCTTGAACTTCTCAACAGACCAACGACCGTTTGAATCAACGTCGAGGTCAAAGATACCAGCAGCAGCGGTATTGTTCTGAGCACCAGGCTTAGCGATCTTGTATACGGTACGTACAACTTCGCGGTTGATTTCAGCAAGAACCTCGGTTGAGAGGATGTTTGCTAGTTCTTGCTCAGCATCAAGACCATGGATAGCCTTGAGGTCTTGTGCGAGTTCTAGCGAGTACTCAGCCTTGAGGGCGCGTGACTTTGCAGTTACGGTGACCTTCTCGATTGAGAAACCCATCTCACGGAAGTGATTACCAGCGCCATCGCCAAGTGCTTCTGACTGAGCAGTGGTCATACCTTGTCCACCGATGGTGTAGGTGCCGCTGTCATTTAGAAGACCAGGGTTTGAACCAGTCTGGGTGTTTGATCCGAGGGTGTTTCCGCTGTTCTCGGAAGAATGCTCGGAATCAACTTCGTTGAAGAATGCTTCGGTAGCGCCACCAGCGATATCGCGGTTGGTGCCTTGGGTCGAACGCATTGCGAAGATTAGTCCAGTAGGACCAGTCATGGGTTGAACACCGCAGATGTCATAAGCGATGAGCTTAGGCATCGAACGGCGGATTAGGCTGATTAGAACGGGATCGAAACCTGCAACTGGACCAGTTGCGGTTGAACCGCCCGAGAAACCTGTACCACCAAGGGAGTTGGTAGGTGCAGCCTCATTGAGCATACCACGCTCTTCTCTGAGGAACTTCTCTTGGTTTTCTAGCAGTACTGAGGTGACAGCCTTCTTGTAAGTATCCTGGATAGGATCAGCATCTTTGTGCTCAAGAATGGGTGCCCACTTTTCCTGCAATTGCTCTGACATGAACATTTGCTTTCTCCTTGAAAAAATGAGTAATGTGTTATTTTAATAACAAATACGTAATTATTTATAAATTACGTTGTTTTGTTTATTTGGACCAGCGGGAAATTGCAGCAGCATAAACTGACATTGCATCTCCACTAACAGGTTGCTCTACAGGGGTGTCTTCTACCGCAGGAGCAGCTGCTCTAGCGAAATATGACTCCTTGAGAGTTTCGATCTTCTCACGAAAATCTTCTTCATTTACGAACTCGACACCTTCAGATAGACCCTGGAGTTTATCCTTTTGTGTTTCAGCAAGTCCAACAGAAACTTCGCTCACGATCCCATTCTTAATATAACCACCAAGTTTCTTATGCATCTCAACGTTTAGTTCGATTTGCTCATTGAGCTTCGCTTCCATAGCGTTGAGTTGTTCGGTTGCCTCAGCGGCAATCTCGAACTGCTCTTCGGGAACTTCAAGATAGTTCTCAGCGAAGAGATTTCTGAGTCCGTGCATTAGGTTCTCAGCAATCTCGGTCTTAATGCCGTTGTCGATTGCGAGAGCGTTCTCAGTAACCCACTTCTCAGCAACAAAAGTGAGGTACGAGTCGATTTGCTCGGACATTTCTGTTTTGAATTCGGTAACAGCTTCTTCGAATGCTTGCTCATATGCTTCATTCATTAGAGCAACTTCTTCGTTGATCTTTGCTGTTACTGCTGCTTCAAAGATTAGTTTTGCTTTGTCTTTGAATTCTTCTGTAAGGTCTGAACCAGATACAAGAGCGTCAAGGTCCTCGTCGAAGGAATACTGAATAGTTTCTTCTGCTTCTTCTTCGATGAGTTCGCCATCTTCTTCTGTCTCCTCAAAGGTAGGCTTCTTGCTTAGGGTTTCTTGCTTGTCGCCAGAAGCATCGGAAGGCTTAGTTGTAGGAGCAGATGCACCCTTCATCTTAGCAGCAACCTTTTTGCCGATTGATTCGGTATCGTCAGGCTTACCTGAAGTTGGGGTAGGACCGCCAATCTCCTCTGATTCGTCTTTGAGTTCGGATCTTTCTGCTGGTTTTGCGCCTTTGGTGACGACGTTTGAACCCTCATCTAGATCCATTCTTGAAATATCTTCTGACATTTGAGTTGTCTCCTGTCTAATTTACGGGGAATTTCGTGTAATTATTTATATATTAAAAATATTATAAACCTCTGAGGAAGGCGGCAAATGCTTTAACCTTGCGCTCTTGGAGGTCGAAACGAGTTGCCTCGTCAATGGTTTTCTTAAGATGGTTGATTTCAACCTCTCTTAACATACCACTTTCCCAAACCCACTCTTTACCTTCCATGATTCCCTCAACAAAAGCGTCAGGAGCAGAAGGGTCAGCTACGATATCCGCAGCGGTGGCAAGCATAAAATCCTCGCCAACATAATTGACACCATCTTTTACAGTAAGAGATCCAAGACCTCTTGAAGAAACACCGAGTTTGACTCCTTCATCGAGTAAGTTTTTAGCGATTTTGCCCATTGGAGTTTCCAATAGTTTCGCCTTACCGATGAAGTTGTTTCCTTCTCTTTTTAGGGAAAGAATTTTGTGTGAGACACGATCAAGATTGATGGTTGGACCATCGGGATGACCGAGTTCTCCGAGAGCTCTGCCTGTTCCAACAAAGTTCTCGTTATATTTATTAACTTCGCGCTCAAGGATATTTACAGGATAATTTCTACCATTGCGGTTTGTGATATCACCCTGTAAAAAGATACCCTCGATATAGTGAGTTTTCTTACCATCTTTTTCTTCGGTAAGAACATTGATCTCCTCAATATTCTCCGTAATTAGTTTCATCATTCTTCGTCCTCTGATACTTCTTGGTTAAAAATGTTTTGTGCAACTTCAACTTTTCTTTGTTGAATAGCATCGAACGCTTTCGACTGTAAAGCATCATTAACTAGTTCAATAGTTTGAGCGTTGTTTTTTGCAAAAATGCTATCAAAAATTTCTGTAGACATAGTAATAAATGTTTCCTATCTAATTATTTAGAATTCTGCTTTTTTCAGATCTCTTGGATCGGCTTCAACACCACCATCTCCCATCTCGGGAGGACCAGTTTCTTCTGGGGGAAGTGCGTTAGGATCCATAGCAGCATTAGGATCCATAGGCATTCCAATTGCAGGATCTACCATAGCATTTGGATCTACAATCTTTCCTTCTTCCATTTCCTTCTCAATCTGCTTATCGATATCCTTAAACTCTTCTTCCGATTGCTTAAGAATATTGCGGCGAATTTGCTCAATCGAGAAATACTTACCAACAAAAGGATCCATGGTTGCAACGAGATTCATTCTCTCGTTCATCATTTCCATGTTCTTGAGTTCATTGAAGTAGTTGTCTGCAATGAAATCATATTGGATGTGGTTCTTAATCTGATCCCAATCTTCTAGTGTAAGAACACCTTTCAGAAGAAGTTGGGTTTTGAGAATATCTTGGAAAAGATCAGAGAATCTCTTACGGAGACGGTTGATAAACTTCTGGAATTTGAGTTCGTCTCTCGTAATTTCAGTAGAACGACCAATGTTAAATGTAGTCTCGGTTTCTAATCTTGAGTTTGGAACATTCAGAGCTTTGTAGAGTTTCTTTTGGAAATACTTGACATCCTCCAGTTCTCCCAAATTTTGACCACCAGGGAGAGTAGTAATTTCCGTTCCTCTACCACCCTCACGACGAGGAAGCCAAAAGTCCTCAAGCATCGACATAAATTTGCGATCATCTTTGATCTCTCCAGTATTCGCATCATAAACAAGTTTATTTCTATAGCGAGACATAACCTCACGAAGGTATTGCTCTGCCTTAATCTTTGGTAGATTACCTACATCGATGTAGAAAATTCTACGTTCTGGAGCACGCGATAGACGATAAATAACCAACGAATCTTCGATCATGCGAAGTTGGTTTACCGCTTTGATTGCTTTGTGTAGATGCGAAAGAACCATGTTCTTATTCATATCAAAAATTCCAGAATGTACGAATGTAATCGCATCTGGAGCAATTTTGATACCTTGAGCATCCCCGGCTTTAAGTCCTTTACCGTTGTAGATGAAATACTCAACAGTTTTCTGAAGAAATGCCTGTGAAGGATTATTTGGATCTACTCTTTCTGGTCTGTTTTCGATCTCAACAACTTTACGAATCTTTCTTGGATCAACATAACGTAGTTCGATAATACCTTCTTCGGGATCTTTAACATCAATAACTTTATGGTAGAACAATCTTCCATCAACATACCATCGACGGAAGATTTCGTATGACTTATTTTCAAAGTCTAAGAGTTCTAGGACATAATCAAATTCTTCGCGGATGAGTTTCTTTACCTTCTCACTCATCCCTTTGATATTTTCCAGATTGATTGTAACTGGTACGTCGTTATAACTTCCACAAATAGCTTCGTTTACAACGTCATCTACAGCAGAATCACATTCTGGTTGCAAAATCATATCACGATAACGAGTGATCATTTCCCACTCGTTCTTTACCGCCCCATCAATATCCACATAATAACCATAGTGACCACCAGCGACGATTGGCGTAGCCCCGTCCTGATTATCTTTCTGCACAAAAGAAGGCCCTTTCGGAACCTTCTTTGCTCTCTCTATAGAGTAACCAAATAATTGAGACATTTTATAGTATCGAAGATTAATCCGATACTATTTATCATCATTCTAGTTCGACCAATGTAGAAGCAGTGCTCTGAGCGTTCTGGTTCTGACCACCACCAACACTGAGAGGTCTCCAGTACTGAACCTGAAGTTCTACAGTGTACTCTTCGATTGCATCATTCGAACCATAATCAAGATCAATCGCTGATAGGTTTGAAGGCCAAACATCAATAAAATCATACGATCTTACAGCGTTTCCTCTACGATCTAGTTGTGAAACACGCATTGGAGCCATGTACTTTAAGTACTGTGGATCAGCACCTGGGAATTCGCCATAATCGAATTCGGTAGCGTTTTCATCATAGAGTTGGATTGCTTCCATCCATCTCTCAAAATATGATCTGAGGATGAATGTGGTATCGTTGTGAATTGTGATTGTCCAAGGTTCAAAGGTTCTGTCACCAGCAATCTTGAGCATTCTTCCACGGAAAGGAACTTCTACAACACCTACTGTTGAAGCGGGAATTTGAGCAGCCTTAATCGTGAATGCACCAAGTCTTCTAGCGCCATCTGGACCACCAGCAGCCTGAGCATTCGCTGCAGGTGCTGCAAGAGCAGCTGCAGTAAATGTCTGTGCCTGGTTACCAGTGTTACCGCCCTGACCATTTAGGATTGCTACGAGAGCAGCAGGCCAGTCAATATCAACTTGGAAAAGGTTTGGTCTTGCGTAGTCTAGTTGAGAGTTAGCCTTAAAGGTAGTAATTCTACCTCTGTTATTCTGTGCCATTTTGAGTTATCCTCCGTTGTTTTTGAGATCTATAGTTTCAATTATGAAGCAACTTCTTCAAAAGCAACGCCAGTTCTTGTTGCGATGAAGGAGATAGAAATGTAGTTAATCGTTCTAGTAGGCTTGAGATAGATCTCTGCATAGAATTCACCTCTATCAACCGCGTCAGGTGGGTTGTTTGATTGATCACACTTGACAAGGAAATCGGTAAGACCTCTTCTTCCTTGAATGTTTCTTAGGTATGGCTCAACAGCGTTGAGGAATCCAGATCTCGAAGTATCATCGTTTTGCTGGAAGAGTACATTCTTAGCAACTCTTGCAACTGTCTTCTCAACGGTTAGGAAGAGGCGACGAACATTGATTCTATCGAATGCGGACTGATATCCTAGAGCGGTCTTATCACCGAATAGTACGATTCCCTGGCCAGGGAATGAAACGATTGGGTTGATTCTCTCAACATAGAGTTGATCTCTCTGACCCTTGTTTGGTGAATATGCTAGACGGATTGCGTTCTGTAGTACACCTCTCTGGAAACCAGCAGGTGAGAACCAAGGATCTGCATTAACCTGAGTTGCTAGGCATAGACCAGCCATATCTCCGTTGCAAGGAATATAACGGAAAGTATCGTTATATCTATCGTAGATATACTTGTAACCAGTATCGAATGCTGCATAGGATGTGCTAGGTAGCTTCGAGAACCAGTTGACTAGGTTTGTGGTTACTGCATTAGTATCGGGAACTCCGATAACACTATCTCTTAATGGTGAGAAGAATGCCATGCAATCTTTTCTCTGATTGAGAATGTTAACGATAGCATTTACTCTTGCAAGTCCTTCAATCTCAGTTGATCCCATTCCACCAGGAATGATGAAATCTAGATCTTCTGCTTCAGGATCTTCAAACTTAGAAAGTGCTGCAATGTATTCAGATGAAGTTGGTGAATATGCAGAAACACCTTCAGTACCAGAAGCAGTACCTAGTGAATAAGCAACAGTTGCACCAGCAACAGAGTTGATATACACAGCACCACCAACAGGATCGGTTACGTCATCACCCTGAACAAGATTGAAACTTGTATTAGCAGATGCTTGTCCCCAATCACCATCGGATGCAACAGCACCTACAGCAAATGTTTCTGCGCTATTGTGAGCACCAACATAAATGTATGAAGAACGTAACTTAAGTGCGGTTTTGTAGTAGTTTGCTTCTCCGTTAGTTGTTTTAGCATCAGAAGCCTTTGAAAGACCAACGAACTTCTCAAGAACTGTGTTTGGAGTACCAGTGATTGATCCAGTTGTGTCTACAACAACAACGTGAATTTCATCTCTGTATCCATTCTTGGTTGCAACGTATGGTGAAGTTCCAGGACGAGTAGCAACAGAAGCCCACTTGAATCCAGGGAATACTTCTCTGGTTAGATACTCTCTACCAGCACGACCAATGTTTACTGCAGCAGAGTTTGAATCTGTTAGATCGTTACCAGCAGCAAATTCGATTGAACCTCTGTTTAGAACAGCAAGTAATTCTCTTGAAACACCAGCATCAGCAACTGTTGCCGCTGCGCCAGAAGAAGATTGCTCAACAGTATTACCATCTTCTACAATACCAATGTAGTCCGAATCTAGTTCGATCTCAAGAACTCTATGGATTGGATCCCATGCTAGAACGGTGCAACCATCTCCATTAACTTCAGCAATTCCAGGAACAAAGTTACCAACAACTCCTGATTCTAGGGTTAACTTGAGACTGTATCTAAATACCTTACCAGCAGCACCAGTTGCTGCGGAGATGTCATCGCTGTTAGCAAACTGCCAATCGTTACCTGAGGTAGGTGCATCTAGATAAAGGATCTGGTCTGGACCTGCATCGGTTACATAGATTCTTACTCCGTTTGCGAAATCACCAGGAGTCTTCGCTGCGAAGAACCAAGAAGCAGCAGCGTTCTCATAGGTTGTTTCGTATTGATCATTATTGATGATCTTAACTGCAGTTCCGTTTGAAACTGAGTTCTTTAGACCTGCGGAGTCGGATCTGACAACTTTAATTGCACCACCATAAAGGAGGTATTGTGCAGCAGCGAACCAATACTCAAAGTTATTGTCGTTTGGTCTGCCGAAGGTTTGTTCTAGTTGTTGCTCGGAGGTGATGATTCTAACTTCCTCTACAGGGCCTTTTGAAAAAGGACCAACTAGACCAGCAAAAGTAGGATTTCCTACGGTACTTACAGTTGTGTTATCAATTTCTCTGATAACTACACCTGGGGAAAATTGACTGAATGCCATGTTTCTATTTCCTAAGGGTTGGTTTCTACAAATATTTATAATTTAGGTATTTTCTAATGGGGAAACAATGCATGAACAAACTACCAGTCAGGATACTCCCATCTATCGAAAATTCTGTTAGTCATTCTACCAGCTACAATTCTTCTGACGGTACACTCTTTACATTCATATGAGTATGCTGATGGATATGATCCTCTATCTTTTCTAGTCAAATAATAGTCAGACAATAAATTTTTTAATTTCCCACAAGTTCTACACGTTCTATCGACAAATAGTAAGTGTTCTAAATTTAACTGTCTGTCCAAATCCATTATCTGTAGTCCCACATATAAGATCGATCCCCGTACTCATCCAAATGCCACCTATCCCCATCATTATCAACAAAACTTTCTTCTTCTGTTCCATCTAGTATAAAACCAAATGGAGCCATGTCCGCTTCAATTGCCTCTCTCTGGTCATCATATATTCTTTGACGAACATCATTGTTTGTCATTTCCCTAAAGTAGGGTTGCATCGCTAACCAAGAAAAAATAACAAGAGACATTGCCAAGTCATCATTACATCCTTCTTCCGCTTCAAAAGAGTTTCCCTTTTGGATGAAGGTTGTCAATTCACTGATAATGTCATAGTCTTTAACTATGAGTTTATCTTCCTCTAGCATGGCCTTTAAGTTTGAGCATCCTACCTTTTTAACGGCAGTTGTCATTCTTACTCCAAGAGAAGCCTTCTTTCCACTAAAACCAGATCCAACGATCTGACCTGCACGGCCTCTCATGGAACACATTAAAAGGTTGTCGTACTCTAGATCATATTGTAGAATATCAGCGACTTGTGCGCCAATATCATTGACTTCTATTAGTATATATGCTTTGTTGTAATTTTTGGCAACATCATGTATAATATTTGGAAGTAAGATTGGT